GTGAAACATCCTCTCCTTGACGCGCGTGGCTACTGCGCCTATGCTGTATCTGTGGAGCATGATTGCGGTGCGGGGAGATTCTGCGCGGCCTGCTGCTGGTGCGCGCTGGCTTGGTTGGCTGTTGTATTGCTCGCGGATCTCATAGTGAGGTAAGGAGTTATGCCGAATTACGGTACGATGCCGATCACTGGAACCGGCACGGGCGTGAGTGCCACGGTGCTGGGCAGCGGCGATACGATGGCGCTGTTCAGCGCGGAATCGCCCACTGCGCCTCAGGCATCGCTGGCGATTGCTCCTGGCGTGGCGGGTGGCGAGTCTCCGGCGATCACATTCCAGGCGAGTTGGGCGACCGCGCCGACCGCATCGCTGCTGATCCAGGGAGCGATGGCGGATACGTCGGCTGGCTGGGCGGCGGCGAGCACCCTCGCCACGCTCACCACCTCGCCGGCGACGTACACCGATACGGGCGCCTGGGCGTATTACCGGGCGTATCTGTCGAGCCAATCGGCCGGCGGAGCGCTCACGGTGATAGCGCGGGCCAAGTAGCTCATGGCGCGCCCGAAACACTACGTGCTTCCTCCGCTCAGTATGCGGCAGGAGGCTTTCTGCCAAGCAATTTGCGCGGGCCTCACCAATAATGTGGCATACATCCAGGCTGGTTACTCCGCCGCCAAATCGTTCCAGGGATATGCCCCAGCGAATCGCTTGCTGAAGTCGCCACGCATCGTAGCGCGAATCGCAGAATTGCGTGCGCCGGCCATCGCCAAGGCCCAGGTGAGCGCGGAGCGGATCATCGGCGAGTTGGCTAAGGTGGCGTTCTTCGACCTGGGAAAGTTGTTCGATTCGCACGGCAAGCTGTTGCCTCCAGATCGGATACCGGAGGATGTTCGCGCGGCGATGCACATCGAGTGCACGCCTGGTGCGCGGAGGCGGTACAAGATCTCGGCGCACGATAAGCTGCGTGCACTCGACCAACTCACGCGCATGATCGGGGCGTACCAGCAGCCGGATGGCGGCGGCGGCGATCCAGCAGAGCAGCGCGTCAACAACACGCTGGTGATCATGGATCTACGTAGCACGCGCCTGGTGGATGGGCAGCTTGTGCCTCTCAAGGCGATTGAGGCGCCGCAGTAGTGGCCGGCCGGCTGCCCGCCAACCTCCCGCCGCTCCCGCCGATCATCCTCCAGCCCAAGCAAGCGCAGATGGTGCGCATGTGCGAGGCCACTGGTTTGGATGTTCCGACCGTGCTTGGGTACGGCGGCGCGCGCGGCGGCGCGAAATCCGGCTTCATTCGCCGGGCGGCGATCTGGTTGCTATGGCAGCACCCACAAACCACGGCGTACATCATCCAGCGCACGAGCAAAGACTTGTACGACGGGCACATCTGCAAACTCCAGATCGAGTTTCCATCGCTGGCGCAGTACTGGAGCGCGCAGCACAACGAGTACAAGTTTCAGGATGGGCGGCGATTGGCATTCCGGTACGCGGATACCGAGGCAGATGTAATTCAGCTATCGCGCGGGCCGGAGCCGACGTGGGAGTTCATCGACCAGGCGGAGCAGTTCACCGAGCGCGAGATTCGGGCGATGCGTACCGGCGTGCGCAACCCGGCGGCGGCGCCCGGCCTGGCAAAGCAGGTGCTCACGTTCAACCCTGGCGGCGTGGGTACGGCGTATCTGCGGCGGATCTTCCACACGCGAGAGTACCAGGATAATGAGCGGGCCGGGGATTACGAGTTTCTGAAGGCGGTTGGCTGGGACAATTACGAGTGGTTCAAGCCGCTGGGAGTGCAACCGGAAGCATTCTGCTCGATGTCAGATGATGATCGATTCCAGTTATTCATCACCTCGACTTCGTATGGTCAGAACTTGTGGGCATTGCCGGAGTCTGAGCGGCTGGGGCAGTTGTATGGTTCGTTTGACCGATTCGAGGGGCAGTACTACGCGGACGTGTGGGAAGAGAAATCGCTGGTGATCTCGCCGGAGAAGGTCCGGGCGATGATGCGGCCGTGGTGGAAGCGATGGCTCTCGACGGATTGGGGGTTCTCGCACTACGCCTGCACGCTGTGGTGGACGTCGGGGTTGTTGTCGCCGTCGGAAGCGCGGGAGCACCTCGGGGTGGAGATTCGCGGAACGCTGCGGGTGGTGCTGATCTACCGGCAGTTGGTGTGCAACGACACTACGGAGCCGGATCTGGCGCGGGCGGTGGTTGCGATGACGCCGGAGGATGAGCGGCGGGAGATGCGATACCACTGGATCGGGCACGATGCGTTCGATAAGCGCGGCTCGTCGAACACGATTGCCGAGCAGATGGACCCGGTGTTCCTGGCCGGCGGACTGCCGAGGTTGAATCGCGCGGACATTGACCGGATGGGCGGCTGGAGGCTGCTGTACAATGCGTTCCGGTCTACGCGGAAGCTGCGGGCGGCGGAGGGCTGGTACACGGATGTGACGGAGGAACCGCCGTGCCTGCTGATCTCTGCGGAGTGCCCGGAGGTGGTCTCGGCATTTCCGATGCTGATCTGCAATCCGAAGAACCCGCAGGATGTGAAAAAGATGGACGGACAGGTTAGCGACGATGTCGCCGACTGTGCCCGCTACGGCCTGAAGACGTACCTTGGCGTGGCGGATAAGCCGCTGGAAGTGGAGCGGCAAGAGGTATTCGAGCGGCATCAGGACCCGCAGGAACGGGCGATGACGATGTTGGCCTGGGATGCGGAGAATGAGCGGGGGAATTACATCTCCAGGACACCACGCGGGTGAAGTACTTGCAAATGCAGGAATTGAGGGGTAGTATCTGGTTGATGACGCGGTTTGGCAAGATGCTGCGGGGCTGGTTGCTGATTGGGGCGGTTGAACGGCGAATTGACGCGCTGGTGGAACTGAATCGGGCGCTGGTAGCGCGAGTTGCGGCCCTGGAAGGGTACAATTCGAACGCATCCAACAGGATCGCATCTCTCATCAGACAGTTCGACGTCGCGACCGACGATGTGGTGAAGTTGTCACGCGAGATCGAGGAACTGCGGCAGCGCGTTTCGGTGAATATCCACTCTCGGGAGTCGCCGGTGCGCACGGCGCGGAATTGGTCGGAATTCGAGAATGCGGCGGTGGCCGCCCAACAGGAGAAATCATGAGCATTGCACAGAAACTTACCGATGGGCTGACCGGTCGCAAGGGCGCCCCTAGACCGGAACCGAAGATGGGCGGCGAGCACGAAGAGGCCGAACCGCATTTCCAGATTCACGACCACGGCGACGGGACGTTCCACTCGATCACGAAGGAAGGTGATCGCATGGAGCATCCGCACGTCGGCCACTTGGCGATTCACGTCGCGGCGCACCACGAGCAGTCCGGGAAGCACTTCCACGTCCACCAGAACGAAATGGGCGAGCATACCAGCCACCAGGCGACTGACGGCGGCGAGCCGGAGGGTCCGCACGACCATGAGAACATCGAGGCCCTGAAGGAGCACATGGGTCAGTTCCTCGACGAAGAGGAGCACGAGGGAGAAGGCGGTGCTCGAAGGCCGCCGCACAAGGGGATTTTCGAGGAATAGGGCCAAGGCCCGAAGGAGCTAAACGCATGAAACGCATTGCATTTGCAGGCTTGGCTGTACTGGCCCTCGCCTCGACTCTGTTTGGCCAGAACCGGAGCAACTTCGCCGGCCGGTACGAGGCCATCGACTTTGGATATGGGGCGCCGGGGGTGCTGCCCGGCCCGCTGCGCATCGTCACCGGCTCGACGCTGACGAGTTCGACGTACACCATCACGCTGACCACGTCGAGGGTGACGATGGCGGATGGAACGGTGCTATTTCCGATCACGACCACGACTCCGCTGCTGGTCGGTAGCAGCGGAAATTCGGAGACGGTGACGCCCACTGCGGTGAGTGGGTGTAACTACGATTCCGGCTACGGCGGATGTTCGGTCACTGCGGCGTTCACTTACGCGCATGGGAACGGCGATGCCGTGATGTCCGGCACGTTCGGATTGCAGGAGGCCATCAACTACGCGGCAGGCACGGGCGGATACGGAGCGCTGGTGAACGTTGATTCCAAATGGGCTGCGGCGGGCGGAACTTCCGCCATGATTTCGGTGGCGAATCCGACTTCTCTGGTCGCCATCGAAGACACGCGCGCCACGCCGTTCCAGTTCTGGGCGATGGAACCAAACACGCTGTCGTCGTTGGCGGTGCCGACGACCTTGACGAGTGCGACGGTCTACTCGGCAACGACCGGAACGGGAACCTGGACGGCGAGCGCCGTCTACGCCTGCGTGACCTACGTGGATGCGCTCGGCGGGGAAGGGCCTTGCAGCGCGACGTACAACTTCACGGCGACGGTAAGCATGCCAGTGACCTTCGTAAGTCCGGCGGCATCTACTGGGGCGGTCGGCTGGCGCGCTTACGCGGGAGCCACCTACGCCGGTGCTTATCTGCTGCCCATCACTTCCACGGCCTGCACGCTGAGCAATAAGCTCGTCACGGTGGCGGCTTGTGCCATCGGGTCGAATGCCACCTTCACGGCCATCTACGCGACCACCACGGCGCTGTTGCCGCAGCCGACCTCTTCACCTGTCGTCAATGTGAATAGGCCGATGCCGCAGGGGCATACCACATTCGCCTATCAGCCGGTCATGGTGCCGTTCCCGTTCCAGGCGAACTACGGCCCCTTCCCGGCCTATGGAGCGCTGACGGCTGGACAGATCGCGGTGCTGGGCACGGCACAACTTCCGCCCGGCTTCCTGAACTCCGTCGGGCGCGCGTTACGTGTCACCGGAAAAGTGGCGCTGACCACGCTCAATACGGCCACGCTGCCCTACATCACCTTGTCGCTCGGGTGGGCGGGCGGCGATACGGCGGGGCTGCCCGTGAGCGTCTGCGCGCTGGTGCCAGCGGCGGCTGGTGCCACCGGCACGGCAAACGAGAGCTTCAGTTGCACGTTGACGATCAACGCCGTTGGAACGACTGCCGTCGGTTCGATCATGACGAATGGCTGGGAGAATACGGTGGCGTCAACAGGCGGTGCCTTGCTCGGTTCGACCATCGACACCGGGACGGCGGCCATCGGCTCGCTGGGTCTGTTCTCGCAGGACGCGCTGTACGTGATCTACACGAGCACGACCAACGTGACCGCTGGTGAGCAACTGCTGGCGCTCAGCATCGAGACGTTGCAGTAGGAGGGTTCCATGGCGCGAACGATTCTTCAGGTGGTGGATTTCGACAGCGGCGGAACTCGCGTTCGTCTGAGCGACGGGAGTTTCGTCACACTGCCGCACGGCGCACAGGTACCGAGCATCGGGGCGGAGTACGTTTCCGAGCCGATTTCTCGCAATGACTTGGGTGGGGGGGATTACTATCCTGGGATGCTTTCCGAGGCCCAGGCAGGGAGCGAGCCGGAACCGACCCCGTTACCCGATCCTCCGCCCACCGAGGCGACCGAGACCAAACTGGAGGCCCAAAATTCCAGCGGTCAGTAAAAAACAGGCCGTCGCGATGGCAATCGCGGAACACGAACCCGGCAAGTTGCTGAAGCGGAACCGGGGACTCCTCTCCTTGTCTCATGGGCAACTCCACGACTTTGCCGCGACGCCGCGCGCCGGGCTTCCATCTTCCTCCGGTGGGAGCCTGAGCCGCGCAGCGGAAAGGAAGCGCCATGGCTGAGAAAAAGAACTGGATCGCGGGCGCGGTGAAGCACCCCGGAGCGCTCGCCGAGGCGGCGCGGCGCGCGGGACGGTCGAAGCTCCAGGAGGCGGAAGCCGAGTCGCATTCGAGCGATCCGAGCATCCGGGCGCGCGGGAACCTGGGACGCCGGTTTCTCAAGAAAACCATATGACCTCTCGCCAAAGTGTCCTGGAGGCAGAACGCAAGTTGCGAGCGATTCTGGATGGGACGATGGACGGAACGATGTGTCCATTTTGCCACAAGTGGTTTCAGATCGGAGACGGGCAGATGTGCTGCTTGGAACTGGCTGGCATGGTTGATGCCATCGTGAACCACCGGGAGTTCCTGGCGCTGCAAGAGGTTGCCGAGGAACTGGGATCGAGGAACTGATGGCGAGCGCACTCCAACTCTTCGGTGGCGCGGACGATGCGGCGGAGAACGACGGCTCGGTGTCCCAGTTGGAGAACCCCGAGGATCAGGCCCAGCAGGCGCAGCCGTATGGCCCGCAGAATCGGGACCTGCCCGAAGAGTTGATCGTCGCCCTGAAGGCGCTGCTGCGCGAGGCCAGCCGGCAGGAGATGTACCAGCGGCTCCTGGAGGTCATGCGTGACCGGCGCAATCGGTTCTTCGAGCGCGGGCTTCAGCACATCTACGAGAACCTACGCACCGGCATGTTCGTGATTGGGATTCCCGGTGCCGTCGTCAAGAGCGGTGACGAAAAGATCCAGTGTGGCCACTACATCGCGGACTACAACATCTTCCACCGCGCGCTGCAAATCGTCATTGCGAAGTTGACCGAGAACCCGAGTGGCATCGATTTCCAGCCGGACTCCGGCGATAGCGACATCGACGAACAGGCCGCGCACGCCGCCGAGGGAAACCGGATTCTCTACGACCGGCGAAACGATCTGAAGGACCTCCAGACCGCCATCGTTCGAATGTTCGGGCTTTCCGGGCGCACGGTGGGCTGGACGCGGAACATGGCCGATGAGCAGCGCTGGGGAACCGACGCCACCGGCGGCTCGCTGACGGTACAGACTACCTCGGTCAAGGGAACGCTCGAATGGAAGCTTCCGATCATCGCCGCCAGCTTCGCCGAGTGCCCCTACGCCATCTACACCGAGGACCCGCATATCGCCGTCTGCAAGCAGGAGCACCCATACTTCGCGGACAAGATCCACGAGCAGGGCAACACCGGAGAGTCGGACACCCAGTTTGAGCGCATCGCGCGCCTGGGCATCCTGCAAGGCAGCATGTCGGCTTTCCAGTTCGCCGACACCTACGATTGCTACCTGGAGCGGAAGCACGGGTTCTTCCGGCCGGCTTGGTTCACTTCGAAGGAACTGGATTCGGCGTTCTACGATCCGGCGCACGCGGAGGATGTGGACGAAAATGGCGCGCTGAAGGATTGGACGCTGCGCGACGCGCTGCTGGAACTGTTCCCGCACGGATGCCACGTCACGTTCGTTGGCGACGTATACGTTGGCTCGCGCGACATGTGCTTGGACGACGAGATCACCGTCGATTTTCCATATGCCGGCGACGGCATGAGCCGAATGGCCGTGATGGACCCGGCGGTCATCATTCAGCGCCGGTTCAATGACTGGATGAACGCTTTCGACGAAGCGGGTGCCTTCGGTTGGCCGTCCACTTGGATTCGCGGCGACAAAGCCGATATCTCGGCCATCAACGATCAGACGGCGGCTCCGTACTGCTATCGCGCGCTGAAGATGTCCGGCCCGGCGGACATGAAGATGCCGGACAACTTCTGGCGCGAGCCGGACCCGGACATCCCAGCCAGCTTTTCCGCCCACGTGCAGTACTTGGCGACGACGCTGCTGCAATTCATCCTGGCGATTCCCAGCGCAGTGCAGGGCGCGGGCATGGTCGATCAGAAAACCGCCAGCGGGTACCACGCCGCCATCGAGCAGGCGCTCGGGCAACTAGGGGTGATTCGCGGCGCGATGGATCGCTTTATGGCGAGCGTCTACCGGCAAGCGGCACTGTTGGCGGTGAAAGTTCCCGACGGTCAGAGGAAATTCGTCATCCCCGGCCCTAAGGGTTCGGTCACGGTGGATATCGAGGCGCTGGGCAAGGGGCACTTCCTGGCGCATCCCGACACCGACAGCGGATACCCCGAGAGCACCATGCAGAAGCGCGCCACCTTGGGCACGATCATGGACATGGCGACCAGAAATCCGGCGATGGCGGAGGCTATCTTCAGCAGCCCGGACAACTGGGATCTGTTCTCGAAAACGATGGGAGTGCCGGAGTTGGTGATCCCCGAGGCGCGCTCGCGGCGCAAGCAAGCGGCTGAGATCGAGACCTTGGTCCAGCAGAGTCCGGTTGCGGCGGTGCCTCCTCCCGTCCAGCCGGGTGCGGAGGGCGTCGGCATAGGTATGGACGGCGTGCCACAGCCCGCGGCGCCCCTACCCCCCGTTCAGCACAGCAGCATTCCGCCTTCGCCCGAAGACTACCACGAGTGGGAAGCCGAGGAGTGCAAGGAAAAGCTCTCCGATTGGCCGTGGGTGCAAGGGCAGATCGCCTCCGGGAATACCGAGGGCATCGCGAATATCAGGCTGCACTACCAGGAGCATATGCAGTACGTTCAACAGGCCGCCATGGCCGCGCAGCAGGCGGAGGATGCGCGGATCGCGGCGACGAAGCCCAAGAGCACGGAAAGCTGGAAACCGGCCACAGTGCCACCGCCAGCGTCGGCATAGGAGAGAGCATGGAAGACGTTCTGGAACAGCCCGTAGAGGAACTTGAAGTACCGGCAGCGGAGCCGGTCGAAGGCGAACAACCAGAAACGGAAGTCGTCGAAGCTGAGCCGAAGGAAGGCGAGCCTGGTTTCGACAAGACGCCGGTCACGTCCCTGTTCACCGCCGACGGCAAGAGCTTGGACCCGACGATTCGCAATATCATCGACAGGATCAAGGCTGAGAATTCCAGCGCGGCCAAGGTGATCGGGAAGTCCCTCTTCCGGCTGGCCGAACTGGACCGGGAGTTCCCGCGCGGGTTGACCGAAGTGCGCGAACTGCGCGAGCAGGTCGAGAAGCTTGGCGGCGTCGATGGGCTGAAGCAAAAGGCCGAGGATGCACAGCTTTTCGACACGCTGTCCGGCCAGTATCTCAATGCCGATCCGGCGTTCGTCGCCGATATGGTGAAAGCCAGCCAGGAGAGTTTCGTCACGCTCGCTCCGCTCATCATGGAGGAGTTCGCCAAGGCCAGCCCGGAGACTTTTGCCGCGCACGTCGGGCGTGTGATCTACGCCGATCTACAGCGAAACGAGATCCCGCTCCTGATGGCACGATTCGCCGACGTGCTGGGCGACAATCCGAAGGCGCTGGAGTATTTCCAGCAGATCAACTCGTACCTGGGCGGGTTCCGCACGCTCGCCAGTACGGAGATCAAACCGCCGAAGCCGAAGGCCGCCGAGGATAAACCATCTGGCGCGGAAACGACGAATGTCGCGCAGCAGTGGGAATCGGAAGCGGCGACTGGGCGCGCCACCATCGCCGTCGGCGAGTTCAAGCGATTGACGGCGGGGAAAACGCTGTCGGGTGACAACCGGGCCGAGATCGAGGAGTTCTTTCGGGCGCGTTCGAAAGTTCTGGCTACCAAGTATTTCCCCAACTGGACTCAGACCGCCCAGGATTACCTGAAAGCGGGTCAGAAATCGTCCTATCTGCGGCTCATGGCATCGATTGACCGGCGCGTCGTGCCTGAGGCTGTACAATACGCGGTCGGAAAGGTTGTCCGGCCCGGAACGTCGGGTGCGAAGCCGACGGCGACGGTGGTAAAGCCGGTGGCGAAGGGCGCCACGCCAGTGAACGGGTACAAGTTCGTCGGCAAGATGCCCGCGACCGATCAGATTGACTGGTTCCATACTGGCCCGGCCAGCATCAAGAAAAATCAGGCCGTGCTGAAGGACGGCAGCCGGGTTCAGTGGCGGTAAGTCATTGACGTGTGGAGTATAATCGAATTGTAGGTAACTCACTGGGCATTCAGGGAGCTAGCCCCCTTTAAAGCGGCACGTCTGGCGAGTGTTGAGCAGGTGACCATGCAACGGTAGGGCGCCGTCCGGCCCGCCCCACGGGGCGAAGGACCATCGGGCACACTTCAAATTCTGAGGTGATTTATGCCCGTAGGCAACGTGGCCGCTGCGGTCGGTATGCAGAAGGAGTATATCGATCCCAAGGTCCAGCAACTAATCGCGTCTTACTCCCGCCTTTACAAGCACATAAAGGTCAATACCAAAATCAAGCCGGTCTCGAATCGTCCGGCCAAGATCCCCTTGCAGGTCCAGATGGGCGGCAAGGTGAGCGTCGGTAACTTCGACGGCGCAGCGCTCGGGCGCGGCTCCGGCCCCCAGTTGTCCAACATGAGTGTCTCGTGCGTCTCCTACGTTCAGGCGTCCGAATGGACTTCCCAGGCGGAGTGGACCACCGACAGCAACGAAAAGTCGGTCGAGGACTACGCCGCCCTGCTGCAATCCCAGCAGATGCAGACGATGGCGGGCTTCCTCGATGCGCTCACGCAGACGAATGGGTCCAATACCCTGGACACCGTGGTTTCCGTCAGCGGCAGCACGCTGACGGTGAGCAACCCGAACATGTTCATGTCGAATCAGGACGTGGACTTCTGGACGAACTACCTCGATCAGGGCGGCTCGTACCTCGGCACTGGGACGATTCTCTCGCTGGACCCGATCAACATGGCCGTCGTGCTGACGGCTGCCCCGCCGGTCGGCGTCGGCGCTGGCACGCTCGTGCTGGTGCGCAACTCCAGCGGCGTAAGCAACTCAGGCTTCCTCGGACTGCGCGCCTGGAACATGGCGGGAAACACCGGACTTTACGGCAACATCCAGAAATCGGCCTACCCCGGCCTGTTCAACATCGCCAACATCAACGCGCCCGGCGCGCTGACTCCCGCCGTCGTGCGTGGCGTGCGCAACCTCATCGCGCAGCACATGGGCCTGGAAAACGAAGAGAGCGCCAACCTGGTGCTTCATGGCAACCTGGACGCCATCACCGCTTGGGAGAACAACGCCATTCAGGTTCAGACCAACGAGTACAACATGATCCGGGGCGACCAGAACCCGGACTTCCTGAAGAAACGGCGCCCGGACACCATCGGCGGAATGCCGACGATCATCAACGAACGCGCGAAGCCCGGCTACCTGGACTTCCTGCCCCTGGAGCACTACTTCCAGATCACCAGCAAGCCCCTGAGCCTGTACGACGTGAAGGGGCAAGTGGTTTTCCCGGCCTACGGGTCGGATGGCAGCGTGGCGACCGCCTACCTGATGTACATGGTCATCATGTGGCAGATGGTATCGGTCCAACCAGGTCTTAACGGCTATATTTCGGGTTTCAGCCCAGTGAAATATATACTGGGCCATTGATTCTAATGTTAGAATACGACCCCAAAGTCAACCTTCGCCATTATCCGCATCCGATGGCGAAGTATGGGCTGAACCCGTTCGGGGAACCGCTCTACCGGATCGTGCTCGCATCCTCGCGGCGAAACATCTGCGGCGGCCCATGGGCGGACGGCGCGGAGTACCACTGGGTGAAGACCTACCCGGAAATCTCATTCCCGTGGATTCTGGAGCGCTGGCATAGCGCTCTGGAATTCTCGGGCATGCCGCGCGAAGTGTGGGACCGGACCATGCTCGCCAACAGTGGTCCGTACCCAACGCGCGGAGAGTACAACCTCGCGTGGGTGTTTGACATCGGGGTTGGCGAAGAGAACTTGGACAATATCATCGCGGCGTGTGAGCGTGGACGGAGCCATTCGGCGGCGGATCTTCACCGGCAGCACGAAACGGCGTATCGAAAGGAAGAGAAGGCGACCCAAGACGCCTGTTATCGGGAGATTCGGGATTCCTACAGCGCCTTCGGAACGCGCCCGATGGCGGGGTATGGCGGCGGCCGGGGAACCAAGACGCTGCCCGCGATGTTGAGCGCGAACGAACTTGGGCTGCCGATCCCGAACCGGCAGCGCCCGGCGGCGGCGCCAATCCGCAACCGGCGGACGGCGGACGTGCGGGACATTAAGACCAGAAACACGATTCTTTCAGGAGCGATCTAATGGCGATTTTGGGTGGAACGGAAGTCGCGGCGGCAGTGGCCGAAGCGAGTCTCACGAATTGGAAACGGCGGAACGATCCTGGCCGGAAACTGCCGCCGACACTGGCGCGGCTGCGCGTGCTGATGGAGACGGAGACGTTTTCGATTTGCAACGTCGGCCCATGGGCGCATCAACTGGAGCGCGGCGCGTTGACCTGCTTCGTCCCGCCATACGATGCGAAGGACGACCGGGAGAAGCTGGGCTACGCCAAGAGCGCGCCCATGCCAGTCATCCGGCGTGAAGCCAAGATTCTGGACGAGAGCGAGTTCACCTTCTACGAAGACGATGGCCGAATGGTCGCCAACGATCTCATCGGTGTCGGGCCGAATATGGCGAAGGCGAATTCCTTCCTGAAGTTCGGCGTATTCGTGCCGGCCGGAGCGGAACCCACTGCGGAAGAGATCGCCGCCGCCCGCAAGGCGCTCGCGGATTACACCGACGAACTGATTGCGGAGGCCCGTAACGCCTTCGACTCGGGCAACCCAGTGCTTCGCCAGCAGACCATTGGCCCGCGCCACCTGTGGGCAGCCCAGCGGCGCGGAATCGATGAACGGTGGGTCCACCACGACCATGCCGAGGAATCGATCCGCTGCGAGATGTGCGGCAAGTTCAATCCCGCCGGAATCGCCAAGTGCGCCTGCGGGACGATCATCAACGTCGAGCTTTACAAGAAACTCCAGTCGCAGCAAGAACGGATTCTTGAGGACTTGACGGCACCGCATCCCAAATCCGGAAAGTAGCCCATGCCAGTCACCGCGCCCTATGACGTGCTCGAAACCGCCGTGAACTTCGCGAGGACGCGGGCGAACGATGCCATCCAAGTCGTCGGCGGCGACACGCTGACGGATACGGCTGTCTTCACGCTCACCATCATCAACGCGGCATGGCGCCGGATTCAAGCCATTCTCGGCAACTATGGCATTCCCAGCTTGGACCGGAGGGTTACAATCCCCTCGGTCCCGCTGGTAACCTCCGCCGACTACGGCAGCCAGACCTATCTGTCCTGGACCGGGTTCTTTGATGGGACGACGCTGCAAAGCTCCCCCGTGCTGCCCCAGGATTTTATCTGTCCGCTGGGGCTTGCGGAGCGCGCCTCCGCTGGCGGCACGACGTTCTACCCGATGGACAAGTGCCTCAAGGGAATGCCCACCGTGGTCAAGGGCGCGCTGAATCGGATGTGGGAGTGGAGGCAGGACGCCATCTACATGCCGGGTGCCACGGTGGCAACGGATATCCTCCTCCGGTACGCCGGGTTCCTGGCGGATTTCGTGGCGCCGGGGACGACGGCGTTCAGCGCGCAGAACATCCCGATCATGCGCGCGGCCTCTCCGCTGGCGTGGATGGTCGCCGCCGAATTCTGCAAAGCGCGCGGCGATGTGGACGCGGCCTATCTTGAGCAGAAGGCCGTGGACGAGTGTGACTTCGTCTTCAACCGAGACATCCGCGATGAGCGATCGATCTCGAAACCGGCGGAGCGCGGGAAACTGGTTGACCCGACAACGCCCACTCTTGGCCCGGCTGGCCCGCGCGGCCCGCAGAAAGCAGGATAGAAAATGCCCGTCACTCTACCGCCTTATGATCTGGTAAAAGACGTTCTGAACGCTGCAAAGGTCAGGCTGAACGATAGAATCGATACCACGGCTGCGGTTAGCGGTCAACTGCTAGACAATACGAATCCATTTTCACTGACGGCTCTCAATGCTGCGTGGCGAAAACTCCAGGAAGTGCTAGCGGATTTCGGTTATACCGGATCGAAACAGGAGCTTTCCTTCACATCCGTGCCGGCGGCCACGTCAGCCGATCCGATGATCCAGTCCTACTTCGACTTCAATGGATACAACAACTCAGGGACGTACAACACCGGCTTTGCGCTACCGCAAGGATTCATCCGCCCACTGAAACTCTGGGAGAGGATCACGAGTAGCACGGTGCTGATGACCGAGATGGATAATCCACTGAACGGACTTCCGAAAGTGCCGAAGCAGCTCTGGAATCGGCAATGGGAGTGGCGCGCCGATCAACTGTGGGTGCCCGGAGCGACGAGCATCACGGACATCAACATTCGCTACATTCAGATGATCGTCGATTTCTCGGATGTTGGCGCTGTCCCCGGTCCGAATCAGATCGCCAGCACGCCGTGGTTCGGGCAGCCGGTACCAATCATGCGCTGCCTGGACGCGCTGGCGGATTTCCTCTGCCGTGAAATCGCCATCGCCGTCAAGAATCAGGAGGCCGCGATGGCCTTCGAGTCGAGCGCGAAAGGGAACGCGCAGCTTATCGTCAATCGGGACACGCAGCAGGGCAAGAGCATCGGAAAGTCGGCGGAGCTTGGCCGGATGCGCGATCCATTCACCCCGGTGCAGGGCGGACCTTCGACTCAGGAGGTCAGGAGATCGTAAGTGCCTGTCATTCCTCCGCCCACCACGAATTTCGATAGCCTGACTTCGATTCTGAACGCGACCAAGGTGCGTTTAAACGAAGAGGTTCCGTCGCTGATGGCGGTGAGCGGGAAAATCCTAGAGAACGGCCAGTATTTCACTCTTCAGAGCGTCAATACCGCGTGGCGGAAGCTGGTGGAGCACCTTGTGACTGTGGGCTACTCGGCACTGACGAGCGAGTGTATCATCCCATCGTTTCCGATAGTCGCTTCGACCGACCCGGCGTCGCAATGCTGGTTATCGCTAGCCGGATGTTCGGACAGCCTTTCGTATTACCAGACGCCGGCACTGCCGTCCGATTTCACGCACCCGCTTGCCATCTGGGAGCGCTGGTCGAACCAGAATGCGAGTTTCCCGGGGCAGCCAATGGAAAAGATCCTGGACGGTCTGCCAACGCCGCAGAAAACCGGCTGGATGGGCTACTGGGAGTGGCGAAACGAAGCGATCTACCTGCCCGGCTCACTTGTGGTCGAGGATCTTCGAATCCGGTATGCTCGGAACATCCAGGACTTCGCCGACTCGGGCGCGACCCAGTGGTTCGCTTCCACAGTACCGCTGATTCGATGCTCCGATCCGTTCTCGCTATTCCTGTGCGCGGAATTCGCATCCTCCCGAGGGCAGGAAGCTTTGGCGCAGCGATTCGAAGATCGGGCGATCACGGCAGCGTGCAAATTGACCAACCGCGATGTGCGCGCTGACGAACGGGTGGATATCCGGCGCCGAAGCGCATGGAGCCAAGGGTCCGAGTACCTCTAAAGGAGCATGACATGTCAGTAACGCTTTCTATCACAAATATCGACCGGAGCATGAATCGGATTGTCGCCACCGCCACGATTACGCTGAGCGGAAACTACGGCGGTGCCGCCACTCACGGAGACATCATCGATTTCTCGGTACTGGGAGTCGCCAGCAGTTCGGTTCCCGACGTGGTTGACATCTTCGAAGCTCCGCCCGCCGGAACCGCGCCGAATGGCTACATTTTCACCTTCTGCCCAGGCACGACACAGAAGAATGGCGTGCTGACCATCGTCAACAACCTGACGGAGTACACACAGGGCAGCGCCTACAGCGCGGGCCTATTGGCGGCCGTCATCAAGATTTGGGCGGAATTCCCGGCATTCATCTAAGGAGCGGTGGTGGCCTTCAACCTCCAGGGAGCGCAGCCGGTCCACCTGACGGTCTTCGGCGGGCTGGTCACGGGCAAGGACCCGATCACCTTGCCAGAGGGCGTGTCGCCCGCGTGTGCGGACGTGTGTTTCGACCATGGCAGCAGCGTGTCGAGCCGTCCGGCGCTCCAGAAGGTCTTCGCCACGGCCTTTCCCAAGGGATCGGCCGCTCTCGCTGCCAGCGTCACCTACGGCAAGTCGTTCTGCACGCCCGGCGGCGGGATTGAGAACCTATACCTGGATTCGAACGGCAATCTCTGGTGGGAAGACGTCATCAACACGCCGGGGACTTACACCTCCATCGGCACCACCACGCCGGGGACATACGCCAAGTCCGCGACGGCGTTTGGGCGCGAGTACATCGCGATTTCTGACGGTCTGCATGGGCAGGAAGTGCCGCTCCAGTGGAATCCTGGAACGTACTCGGGAGGCTCATGGTCCGGCTCCTGGCTGGATCGGGTGACACAGGACGGGCC